ATCGATCTTGCCAATCCCAGACCAGATAAAGTCGACAAGGACCTTCCTATCGAAACTGGTTTGGCGACTCTCTTCGAAGCGTTGCGTGACACGCCCGTTGAGAAACCTAAGTCTGTCACGTTGGTCCGTAAGTAAACCTCAAAGGAAAACCCATGAACGACAAGCCCAACTTCGCATCCATCCTTGATGAGTCGCCCACAGAGATTGATCGGCCCAAGCCCATTCCCACTGGCACCTATCTCTGCCGCGTTCAGGGCTCGCCAGTCTACGACAAGTCCTCTAAGAAAGGCACCCCGTTTGTTCAGTTCACCCTAAAGCCAGTCTCCGCCGAAGACGATGTTGACGAGGACGATCTGCAGGAAATGGGCGGACTCGACAACAAGACCCTCCGCCTGACGTTCTATCTCACCGAAGACGCCGTCTATCGGCTGGACGAGTTCCATGAACATTGCGGATTGGACCTTGGTGAATCCGCCAGCCGCCGATCCCGCAACGATGAAGTCGTCAACGCCGAAGTCCGCGCGTTGGTCAAGCATCGCCCGTCGGATGATGGCCAGACGGTGTATGCGGAAATCTCTCGCACCCTCAAGGCAGACTAAAATGGAATCTCGTGAACTTACCTTCGGAGAAAAGGCTGTTGGCCTGACCTTCAATCCGTCTGGCGATGAACGTGTACAGCGCCTTAAGGCTATGTACGCTGCAATCATCGACGAACTCGATGCAATGCGAGGCGATCGTTCTGAACAGGCCCGCCTTGTATCTATCGCCATCACCGAAGCTCAAGGTGCCCAGATGTGGGCAGTAAAGGCCGCAACGTGGCGTGACTAAAAGCCAACCGGGGCGGGGAGTGATTCCCGCCCCAACCAATGGAGATAGAAATGGAAACGTCAGAACTTCTTGCTACTCGTGGTCAGACCCATGGCCCGTATGAACTTCATGCTGGAATTACACAACAACTTAAAGCTGTGCTACATTTCCAACGACAAAATGGTTATGCCTGCTGGGCCAAGCTTACTGAATGTCAGCGCGAATCTCTTGATATGATTATGCATAAAGTCGGCCGAATCCTTGCTGGCGATCCAGACTTCCGCGATCATTGGGATGATATTGCAGGTTATGCTAAGTTGGTCGCAGACAAATGCAGCAAGTAAAGCCCATCCTCCTCATTGGCGAAGCCCGCGGTGAGGCCGAGGCCCGACTTAACACTTCCTTTGTCGGGCCTTCTGGCGCTGAGCTTCTCCGAATGCTCAATGAAGCTGGCGTAATCGAGTTCGGATTCGCCGATCGCGATTACCTCCATCGCTACTACGCCCAGTCTGATTCCTCTTGTATCGAAGCCATCTGGCAACTTCATCCCGAAGTCGTCCGCACCAATGTCTTCAACTCCCACCCGCCCCGCAACGACCTTGAATACTTCTGCGGACCCAAAGCCGAAGCCATCCCCGGATATCCCGCCCTAGTCAAATCCAAATACGTCCGTCAGGAGTTTGAACATGAACTCGATCGACTGGCCAGTGAGATTATCAACCTTGATCCTAATCTTATCATCTGCCTCGGTAACTGTAGCCTTTGGGCTTTGGCTGGCCGGACGGGTATCTCCAAGCTCCGTGGTACTACTCTTCTTAGCACTCATACTGCTGCTGATTTTAAGCTTCTTCCTACATACCACCCGTCCGCAGTCCTCCGACAATGGGACAACCGACCGACAGTAATCGCCGACCTTATGAAAGCCGCCCGCGAATCCGCATTCCCCGAAATCAGGAGACCGCCACGTGAAATCTGGATTGAACCAACCCTCAGCGATATACGCGATTTTATCGAAAGATACATCGTCGGATGTAATCTCCTTTCTGTCGATATTGAGACAAGCGGATCACGCGTTACTTGCATTGGTTTCGCCCCAACCAACTCCGTCGCAATCGTTATTCCTTTCGATGACGCCAGATCAAAAGATGGAAGCTATTGGCCGACTCGGGAGGATGAAAGTAAATGCTGGGCTATTGTGCGACGAGTGCTTGAGGATCGATCTATTCGCAAGCTCTTCCAAAACGGAGTCTACGATATCTCCTTCCTCCTACGAGCCTACGGAATAAAAACCATGGGCGCAGCCGAAGATACCATGCTTCTAGCCCACGCCCTCCAGCCGGAATCTCTCAAAGGCCTTGGCTATCTTGGCTCGATCTATTCTGACGAGGGCGCGTGGAAGCATATGCGGAAGAAAGACGACACTATCAAGCGGGGAGCGTGATGATTATCTCTCCCAAGAACTACCCTGAATTACATAAAGCTGTCAAAGCCTTGCGCCCAGACCTCGAAAGCTACATCATTGACAAACATTTCTATACATGGCTACCAAAAACAGAACGTAACCTACGAGAACTTCGCACTCAAAACCAAAAGGCTTGGCATGAATTTGTACATGGAGATAACTTAAACCTAATCCTTCATATCAGAAACTCCAACGATCGATTACTTGGTGGCACACATCAAATCTTAGAATGGTTTGCTGACAGATGAGAATCATCCGCACCCATGAAATGTCCCCAGAAGACCTGTCCGAATGGGACCGCGACATAAACGTATGAGGGATTTGGGTTATGAAAATAATTGAGACTCATAAGATGGACCCAGATAAACTTTCAGATTTTGAAAGGGATCAAGTTTATAATGGTCTAGATGTTTGCTGTACTTTAGATGTTTTTAATGGGCTGTATCCACAACTCGACAACACCACAACCACCACCTACGAGTTCTCCAAATCCCTACAAGCCCCAACCCTTGAAATGCGGGCGCGCGGAGTCCTCGTAGACCAAGTCCGCAAAGCGGAGGTCATTGATGAGTACTATGAAATCATGGAACGGGTTGAAGCGAATCTGCTCCGAATTGTTTATGAAGGAGTGGGAATGGCGAACTTTAACTATCGATCCACAAAAGACCTCGCCGAACTCTTTTATGGAGAACTTGGTATTAGTCCAATTCGAAAGTCCGGCAGGCCCACAGTGGATCGCGGTGCCAGAGAAAAGCTCGAAATCTATCCTATCGCAGAGCAACTCGTTAAACACATTAATCTCCTTACAGAGCTTGGTGATAAAATCTCTGTCCTTAAGACTGCAATTGATGAAGATGGAAGGATTAGAACATCGTATAACATCGCGGGTACTTCTACGGGGCGGTTCTCCTCAAGTATTTCTGAGTTCGGAACTGGAGGAAATCTCCAAAACGTTGAAGAGTCTCTCCGATCAATCTTTATCGCTGATGCAGGATATAAATTCGCTAAGTGCGATGCTAAATCCGGAGAGTCCTTCTGCGTCGGCGCAATCGAATGGAACCTCTTCAAAGATGGAGCATATCTAGATGCCTGCGAATCAGGGGACCCGCATACTGCTGTTGCTCGTATTATGTGGCCAAATCTTCCTTGGACTGGCAATCTTAAATCTGATAAGGCTATCGCCGAAACTCCTTACTACCGACACTATACCTATAGATTCATGTGTAAAAAGTTGGGTCATGGTTCTAATTACGGAGGAAAGCCAAATACACTCGCAGAACAATCTAAAGTAGAACTCGACCTCGTTCGCCAGTTCCAACCTAAATACTTCTCTGCCTTCCCAGCCCACCAGCGCTGGCAAGCCCACGTTGACGAAACCCTCCGCAAGAAGGGCTATCTTATCTCGCTCATGAACCGCAAGCGCTGGTTCTTCGGGCGTCGTTCCGATCCATCCACACTTCGCGAAGCTATTGCCTACGATCCTCAATCCTCCCTCGCAGAAATCGTCAACCAAGCAATGCTCAACATTTGGCGCAAGGGTTATGTCTGCATCATGATGCACGACCATGACGCCTTGACCTTTATGTATCCCGAGAAGGACGAAGACAAGATCATCCCCATGCTAATGGAGGACCTTGTTATCCCCGTCCCATTGGCCTACGGCCGGGTTCTGCGTATCCCCTATGACTGCGAAGTTGGATGGAATAAAGGTAAGTGGCATCCAGAGAAAAATCCTAATGGACTCAAGGAGTATCATGGACATGATGACAGAAAGCGAATCTCTGAGAAATCAATTCTCGACAGAATTATCTCTCGAAAGGTTGAAAGAACTTCTTGAATATGATCCTGAAACTGGCCTTTTCCGTAGAATAAAAGCAATAGCAACACGAACTAAAATTGGAGATTTAGCTGGTTCTATAGGTAATCACGGTTATGTCGAAATTTATGTACAAGGTAAATTATATTTAGCGCACAGACTGGCTTGGTTTTATATGACTGGAAATTGGCCCAATGAGATAAATCATATAAATGAAGCCAAAGCTGATAATAGATTTTGTAATCTACAAAATGTTACATCGGCACAGAATAAAGTTTTTAGGGGTGCTAATGTAAATAATCAATTACAAATTAAAGGTGTTCAAGAACGTTGTGGAAAATACAGGGCATATATTTTCTATAAGGGAAGTAATATAAGCCTTGGAACTTATGCAGATATACAGGATGCTATCGATGCGCGGAAAGCAGCAGAAATCCAATACTACGGACGGTCAAACACAGAATAAGAGAAAATTAGAAAGTTGGATCGATAGTTTTATTACTCAAACCGCTAACCTCCATTCCCCGCCGATCTTCCGCAAGTGGACCGCGATCAATACCATCGCGTCTGCACTTGAACAGAAGGTTTGGCTAATGACCTCCCGGCCGCTTTACCCGAACCTATATACCTTCCTCGTCGCCCATCCCGGCGTCGGCAAGACCCGAACCATCAACGAGGGCAAGCACTACGTCCGCGAACTCCCGGAGTTCCACCTTGCGCCAATCTCGATGACCTTCGCCAGTCTTGTCGATAGCCTCGTGAAGGCCAAGCGGAATATCATCCGGCCCGGCGACGATCCAATTGACTACAATTCCATGTCGATCTTTGCCGACGAAATCGGTGCGTTCATCCATAAATACGACAACGAAATGATCGACGGGCTTTCGGCGTTCTACGATCCGACGCCATACCAACAGGTCCGCAGAACCAGCGACCTTAAGATCAAGATCGAAAACCCCCAGATCAACCTACTCTGCGGATCAACTCCCCAGAACCTAACCGATCTTATGCCGGAGAAGGCTTGGGGACAAGGATTTACCTCGCGGTTGATTATGGTGTTCTCCGACGAAAGGATCATTGGCGATGACTTTGCAGAAGTCGAACAATCCTATTCAGCAGACCTTGCAAACGATCTTGGGATCATCTACGAACTCATTGGTCAATTTGAAGTTACCAAAGACTATCGAGACGCCGTCAACAACTGGCGAGCTCTTGGCGAACAACCGGTACCTAATCACCCTAAACTCATACATTACGTTACACGGAGACGAACCCACTTATACAAACTTTCTATGGTATCCGCAGTCGATCGTTCAAATGCCCTCATCTTAACCAAAGACGACTTCAACCGCGCAATGGGCTGGCTTCTAGAAGCCGAACGCACCATGCCGGAAATCTTCAAAGCCGGTGCCACATCGGCCGATGCCCAAGCCATGGAAGAAATCCTCCACTTCATCCAACTCCACGACGGCGAATG